CCCTCGGTACCTTCACGGGGAGCTAATTAAAAATAAAACCGGCCGAGGTTTAATCCCCGGCCGGCTCCAAGAAGGCTTATTGTATGTTAGTCTTCGTCAGCTAACTTCTTAAAGAACGACAAATCCTCATCATCCTCATCTACACTAGCAGAACTTGATGTCATAGGGACAACAGTAGATGTTTCTGGTTCTGGATCTGGTTCTGCTGCCACAGAAGGAGCAGCGTTATCCAACATAAGAACTCTATATAGCCGGTTCTTCAACTCAGCATAAGATTTAAAGTTCTTCTCATCGATGAATTCTGACAAAGAGTGCTGACTCTTCCAAATCTCTTCGAGCTGTTTGTCGTCGTCGAGAAGTGGAGCGGCCTCTGCGAAGTCACTCTTATCATAGTTCCTATAACCCTCAACATTACGAATCTTCATTTTAAAGTCTCGACCTTCCCACATATCAAATGGGTTAGTAGGAGTTTCATCTTCAAACTCAGGATTCATCACATCATTGAGCTTATCGAAAATTTTCTTGCCATACTTGTACAAAAACACTTTGCCTTCGTTAGCTGGATTAGCAGGATCCTTGACGATATAAATGTTGGAAATGAAACCTAGGCGACGCTTTTGCTTGCGAGCCAGGTCTTTGTTTTTGTCAACTCCACTGTTCCACAACATGGTGTTGTACTCTGATACAGGATCATCCTTGCCAAGAGTAGTGAGTGACTTTTCAATAAACCAACCACCAGGACCTTGGAAGCCATGATCCCACAAACGAACGAAAGGCACATCCTCACCCATTGGCGAAGGAAGGAACCGGACAATGGCATAGCCATTACCAGACTTATCAACCTCTGGCTTCCAGAAGCGATCGTCTCCCATGTTGTTTTGATTGGATTGAAGTCTACTAAGCTCGCCAGATAGCTTATCCAAGTCCGACTGCTTATTCTTTTTCATAGATGCAAACGATGTTGCCATATCTTATTCTCCTTATCGCGATATATTACGTTGTATTACGGTTTATCAAACCTTAACTTTATTATACTCGAAAACTTGTCAAGGTCAACGCTATTTATAATAAATGGCTCATATTTTTTGAGCTTTTTTGATTGCTCGGGCCAATATAAGTCATCTACCAGCTTCTTGTCCCAGTAAGGGAAGAAAGGGGTCAGCTTATTGAGAATCAACAATGTCTCAGGACTGACCACCTTCCTTATAAACAAGACTAGCAGACGAGGATGATCTCCTGGTTTAAAAATTATGTTTTTATCATAGTCATCCATCATAGCTGCGATAGCTTGCTTAAAATTGTACGTCAGGCTTTCCTTCCTTGATAACCATTTCATATATGTGCTATCTGCCTCCGACGATGTGAAATCACCAGACCAGAAATGATCATTATCGATAATGTTAGCAACCATAAATGATTCTGGATTTTTCATCTTCGAAAGTTTATAAAAGGAATATTTGTCCTTACGTACATCGAACGATGTCTTACTCGTTTTAATCTTGCCGTGATATTTAAAATAGTCATACGTATCACTATCAAAGTGCCTTTTAAGCGCTAAGTACTTCTGATATGCTTCGTACGGTTCCATTTTCTGCAATGCCCTCATAATGGCAACTTCGCTCCCGATTTGACCAATCTTAGGTCCTCCGCCTCACCCTGGATCTTAGCTTTGAGAACCTGGCTTCCTTTAATTAACGAAGCAACGGTCTCAACTTCTACTTTCCTAGTATCTACAAAATACATAACCGCATCGAGATATGTTATCTTTTTCTCTTGTACAATTTTTTCTATCTCACCAACAAATTGTGTAGGTGTTTTGATATTGATTTGCTCTATCATTTATAAAATATATGGTCCTCGATAAGTACTGTTTTCTTCATGTGCTTAGACCATGATGGGGTGACATACGTTGCGTGATAGTGTGTCGCCCCTTCTGTAGGATCAAATATAAGTTTATAACCACCACCTACAATTATCTCTGCAACAGCGACTGACTCTCTATAAGAGGTCGATTGCTCCACAAAACTCTCACTCTTGCCATCACACCAATATGAAAACTGGCACTTGTTTTTAATGGGAACAATTTTCCCCAATTCTTTTTTGTGCCACTTAGAGATTGGACCCTGATGAACGACACTACAAATTGTATTGGGATATTGTTTATGACTTACTCTGTTTAGAATTACATAAGCAATAGCAAATTTTCCAACAACCGGCTGGTTTCCAGCCTCAAAATAGATTGCTTCTTTCATACAAATATGTTGTTCGTTGAAGTGTGCTTTATCTTGTGCTGGTGCTGGACCAGCGCAGAATGCTAGCAACAATAAAAATGGAGTTAGCGTAAGATAAGGTTTCACAAATTGCATCAAATGATCCTTTTCCAGGGAAAACTATAGAGCCGCTTTTTGAACTTTCTATCCTTATCTTCGTTCCTTTTCGTGACAAAGTCAACTGTTTTTGTTAATAATTTTACATGCTCGGTGGCTTGATTCAAATAGCTTCTTGACCTATTAGGACGCTGTACATGTACTTCAAACTCTTTTTCATTATGAAATACAATGTGGTCATATGTCTCTGTGTCTAATGACAGGAAGAATTCTGAATCCCCATGACGCATGCCAGTAAACTCAATATCATACCCACCACTAGTCCAAAATGCTGGCTTTGTTATTAACCACGTGTTAGGATGTGTTATCCATTTCAATATCTTCTTAGGGTCGAAGTGTTCATAGTCGGCCGGGTCATCCGGGTGATCAAATTTAACCTTAAAGCAATAAATCTTTTCTTTTAATAGGTTGTATGTAGCCATGGCTTCTACGATATCTGGTTTTAGGTATACATCAATGTCCATCAACATATTCCACGTAGTATCACTCTCCATCATCATTAAATTGCGACATCCATGATTATTGAAGCCCACATCTTCTGTAACTTCGTATGCCTTCAAGTTCATTCTGTCTTCATATAGTCTACATACGTCTTCGAATGCTCCGGCATCATTATAACCATCATTAATGATCTGCACCACTATTTTTTCTTTAACATGCTCTGGAAGCCCGGTAAAAAACTCTAATTGATCGACTAATCTATCAAGCTGTCCATAGTATGTTATTGAGAATGTAATATCATTTGTTGCTAACATTTAACCATTGTTGCTTTTTGTTATAGGTTTTAAGAAGGGTTCTCCACTCTTTTGCATACTTTCGAGATTTTTCATCCAAAGGCTCCCAACGATCAAACCATGGGCCCCCTCTAGTAAAGTGTACATTCTTTGCATCAATTTCAACGGAAGAATGTCCATCTAGCCAATTCCACTCTTCAGGCAAATCTCCAATTACATCATCTGGTAGCCATTTAAGATTGTGCAACCAATGTCCTGATTTGGTATTTACATCATCGATCGTAAGATTGTTATGGGCTTCATGATCACAATTATATAGCATCACGGAAGACCAATTCTTTCTTGAGTATTGGTATTGTTCATTCCCATACATCTTGACAACTTCATTTGATGCTTGAGTGTGATTATGCTTGACACAATACAATGCAAATTTAGGATCACAATACGTATTAAATAATTCTACTGGATCATGTCTAAAGTACATGTCACAATCCATGAAAAGAGCCCACCCAGAAAGTCTGTTTAAAAATGGGGTTAAAAATCTTGAAAATGAAAAGTCTGTAGCAAATGGTTTATGATCAAACAAATCGCGATGTTGAATATCTTTATCATCATTAGGACTCGGTAGCTGTGAACTACCTAGCATCCAAGCTCGTCTATACAATCCCATGCGTCGCATTTTCATTTGATCTATAGGATAAACATTTACAGGAGCAGATGATAGGGTTTCAATTGTATATTCCAATATACGGAATGCTTCGTCTTCGCGAGGATCATAACCAACAAAGATTGTTGGATAATTCATGTTTTTCTTCCTCTCAATGAATGTAAGTTAGGAACATTTAAATATTGTTCATACTGTATGTCTAATTCAGCTAATCTCTTTAAAGATCTATCTCTCAGCTGCCATGGATTCAAGTTAGCAAACTCAGTCACTTCCATTTTCTTTTGCACAGTTGCCCATGGAAAAGAGCGAGACGTTTGAACCTTAGATGAATAAATTAACATCGGAGCTCTCAGATATTTTGCTATCCATATAGTTGATCCATGATAACCAACGGCTAACAAACATTTTTTATATATGTCCACAGCTTCGTGTATTGGTGTTGAATAATCAACGTGTTTTACATCTAGTCCCCAATCGTCTTGAATTATTTTCTCTGCCTGGGCCCATTTAACCTCTCCAACAGGATCCTTCCATGTCTTGGAATCGCCACCATAGTCCTCTAACGTCTGTGCATGATTTCTAGTAGTGTTCAATGCAATGAACGGTTTATCAGACGTGAAATTTCTATGACGTGAGAACCAATGGTTATGAAATGGTGATTTATCATCATAATTGGTGTGATTGTATTTTATTACACTGCTATAGATATGTTCGATGTTTACTTTATGAAACAATATCGGCTTGACTATTTGATGAAGAAAAAGCGTACGCTGTGGTAGCGTTTCTGGATCTTCTTCTTTGAATTTGAATGTCTTATTGTGTGGCCAATGAAAACTTAGCTGTACATCACAACAGTTTTTTTGGGCCATTGTATAAGCATAACAAATTGGTGAAATAACATCTCCATAACCAATTTTGCCCTTCCAATCAATCTTCAATAACAAAGGATGTTTATATGACAAAAATATCTCCTACATATTAACTGAGAAACTTTCCCCACAACCACAAGAGCTAGCAGACATTGGGTTGTCTACCCTTAGAAATGATCCAGCGAGGTCCTTAACATAGTCGATTGTCGATCCGATTATATACAGCTCACTCATGCTGTCGATGATCAGCTTTACGTCAACTTGGTCGTTATTGAGACTCGTGTGACCCAACACTACTTCTTCATCGTTTGGATCTGGCTCGTCCACAAACTTCCATTGATAGCTGAAACCACTACAACCACCACCTTGTACACCAAACCATATATTTTTCTGTTGGTTGTTTCGAGCAGTTTCCATTAGATACTGTTTGGCGCTGTTAGTAATACTAACAACACTACTAGAATATGGGTTACTGTCCATGCTTGTTTATCTCCTGAAGAAACTGCTTATCATCAGTTATATATTCGTCATGGCCATCGTTAAGTTGTTTAGATTGGGACTCACTTAGTCCACACCATTGACAATATTCATTATTCTCGATGATGTTTCGGGCCCCACTCTTAGCCTTACAGTAGTGTATCCACATATTAATTACCTCCACGTGTATACATATTTATGTTATAGATAGTGCGCATACGAGTGTAACATATACTTTGCACCGGAGTTAACTTTTGCTGCTTTATGGGGGAACATCCAATGAGGAGGAAACATTACCAGTGTCCCCTTCTTAGGTGTGAGCTCAAAATCAAAATTTTCAAATGAAATTTCTCCACCATCTGCATCATTTAGATACCATATCATTATAAGGTATCTTCTTGCATCATCATGATTACTAACATCAACGTGTGGCTCAAAATGATCTTCATCATGATAGCGTTTTATTCTAAGTGACTCAAATCCATGTTCACGTATTGCTCCATCTGGAGCCCACCTATTAAAGTCTTCTACTTTACTTCGATACTCGTTCAATGCTTCAAATAAGTAGTCTATACATTTATTGTGCAACTCAATATAACGATCATTGTCGTTAGAGTATTGAGTAAAATTATACTGATCGAACACAGTGCCGGTTCCAAGGTCCTTAGTCTCGGCAATTTTTTCATTCTCATTAAATACATCTACGAGCAAATCACACACTCGGTTATTCATATGATTGTCAATTTTAACACAATAATCACTCAAATGCATATGACGTCCTTTTATAATGTCTATACAATCGCATTGCCACCATCCACGTTCAGCACTTGGCCTGTCAGAAATGCGGCGGCATCACTAGCCAGGAACACAGCGGCGCCGGCGATTTCGTGGGGATTGCCGATCCGCCGTAAGGGTATCAGGTTTTTCACCCGCTCCAGGCGTTTCGGATTGGTCTGCAGGGTCTTGGAGAAATCAGTCTTGATTAGACCCGGCGCGATGGCGTTGACCCGAATACCATTGGGGCCGTATTCTACCGCAAGATTGCGGGCGATTTGATGTTCGGCCACTTTCGAAATGGTATAGCCGCCGAATTCGGCCGAGCCTTTCAGGCCAGAGTTCGAGGCGATAATAGTGATCGAACCACTGCCCATCTCGACCATACCAGGCAGCACCATGTGGCACAGCTTAAAAACACTTTTGACGTTAATTTCCCAGATGTTCTCGAAGGCAGAATCCGACATCTCGGCGGATGGTCCATAATAGCCGCCGACCGCCGCGTTTGGCACCAGGGTAGTTATTTTGCCCCACTTGTCCAGTGTCCTGTCGACCAGATTACGCAGCTCGTCTTCGACCCCAACATCGGCCGGGATAGAGATGGCCTCACCGCCGCTGGCACCGAAATCACGGTTGATCTCGCTCGTGACCGCCTCACAGGCATCCGCCTTGCGGGACGAGATCACCACCTTGGCGCCATGCTGGCACATGCGTGCCGCTATAGCCTTGCCAATACCTTTGGTTGAACCAGTGATGATGGCGACCCGGTTGCTCAAATCAAATAATTCCACTCTACCTCCTGACAAGAAAGTGGGAGGCTTATTTCAATGAGGTGCCTCCCGAACCTCTAAACTAACTATACTTACTTCTTACTTGCGTCGCCCTTTGAAGAAACAAAGTCTTGCAACTTTTCCGCCTGCGCAATAATCTCCTCCGGAGTGTACATTTTCGGAATATAATCCTTCCATTTCTCTACAACATCGCTGTTGAACATTGGGGATCCTTTGTCCGAAGCCTTTTCGTACATAAACCAAGCAAATTGCTGTGCAGTTGTATATTGCTGATCAAGTACCTCTTTCGCCATTGCCAAAAGGTCTAAACGCATTTCATATGGATTCTTAGTCATAATTATTTTCTCCTTGTGTGTGTATGTGTGTAGAAGGTGCTTCTGTTGCTAGGTGCACCTCCCAAAACCCCGAGAGATTAAGCCGCTAGGGCATAATCCTCATATGCTACGTCATTATCGTTAGCAGTTGTAGTATTCGATCTATAAGGCGATCATCC